CAAAACTAACAACGACACAAGAGCTAATTACAAAACTAAATTTATCAACCAATCAAACACAACAACTATTAACGGTTTGACAGTTGAACAAAGACAAGCACTAACAGATGCATTGAAACCGAAGGCTGACAATTAATGCTACATTTTTACGAAGGACAGATTAGAAAATTCCTTACACAATTTATAAGAATTTTAAGTAATTTTAATGTGGAAACAGGAAAAGATGCCACTGGCGAAATAAAACTTAGAGCAGTGCCAGTAATGTATGGAGATCTCACAAGGCAAGTTGCAAACATCATTAGAAACAATTCAGAAAATGCCTTGCAGTATGCGCCAAGAATGAGTGCTTACGTAACATCTCTAGATTATGACAGAGAAAGAATGCAAAATCCGTATCATATTGAAAAACAACATTTAAAAGAAAGACAGTATGATGAAGCCACTGGGGAATATACAGATAAACTGGGTGCTGGTTACACAGTGGAAAAAGTAATGCCATCTCCGTTTAGATTAAATGTTGCCTGTGATATTTTTACATCAAACACAGACCAAAAACTACAAATTTTAGAACAAATTTTGTATCTTTTCAATCCAGATTTTGAAATACAAAAATCAGACAACTATATTGACTGGACCAGTCTTAGTTACGTGGAACTAACAGATATAACATTTAGTTCAAGAACCATTCCAGTGGGTGCTGACACTGAAATAGATGTTGCAAGTATTAAATTCAGCATGCCAATATGGTTATCACCACCTGTAAAAATATCAAAATTAGGTGTTGTACAAAAAATTATCATGAGCATATACGACGATGACGGAGGCATTGCAAAAGGATTAATTGACGGTGATTTGATATCAAGAAGTTATATCACACCAAATAATTTTAATCTTTTATTAACAGGCAATCAATTAAGACTGGTTGGATCAACCGGCACAAACGTAAAATCAGGTGGAGACGGATTTTATTACGGAGCCAAAGAGCCAAGCACATTTGATCCTCTTGAACCATTTGGATCACCAGTCAACTGGAATGTGCTTTTGAATCAATACGGAAAAATAACAAACGGAACCAGTCAAATAAAATTACAACAACCTGGAGGAAATGAAATAGTTGGCACTATTTCTACCACTCCACTTGACGAAACAATCTTGCTGTTTAACATAGACACTGACACTATTCCAGCAAACACATTGACAAATGTTTTAAAAGTTATTAATCCTTTAACTTTTAATCCAACCAGTCCAAACAACGGGGATAGGTATCTTATTACTGATGATATAGGAGATTCAACAAATACTTTTGACGCCAGTGCTTGGGGCAATCTAAGAGCAAGTGTTAATGATATTATCCAGTATAATAGTAGCACAGGAAAATGGGGTGTTGTATTTGATGCTAGTAACCCAGATTCTACACAACACTATGTCACTAATAGTAACACAGGTATTCAATACAGGTTCAATGGCACTAGTTGGGTAAAAAGTTACGAAGGCATCTATATTGCGGGCAAATGGACAATAGTTTTACCAGGTGGTTCAACTCAGTATAACGTAGATGAAGATGTGAATCAATCAGGTTCAGGAGCCGAAGGCACTTATCCAAATAATTAATATTAATGGAAAAAAACATTATTTGCTCTGGAGCATTGTTTTATGCTACCAGCACAAAAAGATTTTTATTTTTACAAAGAAATGATCCAAAAACCAAAGGCAGTTGGGGTCTGGTTGGAGGCCGAGCAAGATACTCAGAAAGTGCATTCGAAGGTCTAAAAAGAGAAATAAACGAAGAAGTTGGTGAAATTGCTAAATTTAAAAAAGTTATTCCTTTAGAACTTTTTACTTCAAATGACCAAAAGTTCTATTTCAACACTTATGTTATTGCAATAGAATCTGAATTTATACCAAAACTAAACGGAGAACATTCAGGTTACTGTTGGACTGCTTTTGAGTGTTGGCCAAAAAATCTACATGCAGGTTTAAGAAATACCCTCAACAACAAATCCATCAAAGGTAAACTTCAAACTATTTTAGATTTATTAACCTAAAAAAAAGGGCGACATTTCTGCCACCCTTTTTTTAACTACTTAGGAAGTGTAGATACTTATTAGTTGTTGGTTCTCACCACACAATTTACCAATCCAATACCATCGGTAGTCTTGTTTTCAAGAGCTCTACCAATTACATGGAAAGGATTAATTGAGTCTGTGTTAGATACTGCTCTTGCAGTTCCTTTTACATTTGATGATACCAATCTTTGTCCTTTGCTGACTTGACCTGTGACTCTTACTGGAGTTCTACCTGTCATTGCCACAAAAGGATGTGATTCGTTGTTTCCGGCACCTGTGTTCATTGCATAGGCTGGCATTGTTGAAATTACACCAAAAACTGTGTCAGTCATGTCTGAATCAGTTTCTGTAATTTCCTGTGTGCCACCTAACATTACTACTGCACCTTCCGCCATCGGAGCATCTGCCGCAAATCGCTCCGCAACGTCCGCGTATTGAGCTGATGTTGACAAAGCGTGTACTACGTTTGCTCTTATGTCTACAAGGTCATCTGTTCCTGGTGCTAATGATCCTGATCTTTCTCTGGCAAAAGCAGTGAAAGCACCACCCACGTTGCCGTGAATTGTTGTACCGTCGTCTGCAAAGGATTCATCCCAGGCCCAAAGAAGTGCTTTCTCTGTGGCTGTTGATCCTTCACCTCTGTTTACTTGTAAACCAGAAATTGTTGGAGTACCTGTGTTTGAAGATACATTTCTGTTAACTTCAATCAAGTTGTCTTCCACAGATAGTGTTGTGGTGTTCAAGATTGTTTCTGTCCCGTCAACTGTTAAGTTTCCGTGTACTCTTACACCTGCGTCTGTGACAGTTAATTCAGTGTTTCCGTCACAAACAACTGTCAAAGTACCATTAGAACCTGAATCAGTTACTGTTGCACTTGAGTTACCTGCACTAATAGCCGCTGTTGATATTCCATTTATCTGGTCATCAACATATTTTTTATTGGCCAATTTGGCATTAGCATTTGGAGCGTCTTCGTTGTCCAGAGTAATTGAACTCACGCCTGTGATAGCATTTGATGATGCTGTGGCTGTGATATCGCCTACTTCTAATCCGTTATTGACTCTAAAGTTTCTTGTTGTCATGGTTCCATATCTCCCGCATGATTGTTGATATTATAATGTATTTATCCAGCCAATGCTGATATACGATATCCGCTTACTGTGGTGCTTCCGCCAGCAGTTGAACTTGCAAACAGTTCAAAACTGTTTTCTGTGGCAGTGTCAAATGCCGCTGAAAATTCTATAAGTGGTGTGCTTTTGGTTGATACTTGTGGACCTTCTGCCACTGATGCAACACCCGGAGCCGCCGCGGCAAAAACTTCACTGATCGCAAAAGATCCTTCTGTGGCATTTTTACTGACAATATAGTAAACAGCACCGTTGGCATCGTCTAGATCGAATGTGTCAATGGCTGTCGCACTAGAACTGACGGTGACACTTGCAAACGCCTTTTGATTTGTGTTACTTTCAGCAGTCATGTTGTCTTTTAATAAAATTTTATGTATTGTTAAATTTAAATTTGGTTCTAGTCCTGCGGCACTTACCACAACATTATCACTTACAATGTCGGCTGTCAGTGTAAGCAAATCATTATTGCCTGTTCTTGCACCACCATATGAAGTAATAAATGCATTGGAACCATCGTGTACAACCAAGGCTTCGATCGTGTCAACTTCTGTTTTGCTGTCATTGTCTATAGATATGAAATATTTTGCTCCTCTGTATGTGGCATGTGCAAAAGTATCAATGCTTTCAGATGCAGAATCAACATCTGTGTTACTTGTGGTCACAGTGTTGCCTCTTGTGGCATCTGCTGTGTTGGCACTAGACAATGGAATTTTGTAAAAACTTGTTTTACATTCTGCTGAACTGCCTGCCGCTCTTAATCTGACCATTGTGTTTGACACATCTGTTGTTAAAGTTGGCATGTTTGATCCACCTGCAGATTCAATTCCTCTACTTCCACTGATGAAAGATGCTGTATCGTTATTGGAAACTGCAAAACATTGAGTGCTAACAACTTCGTTTACTAGATCATTTTGTACGAGCATGTACCAAGCAG